TCCTGAGAACTGACGACGATGGACAGGTGGTCCAGTATGACGTACCGGCAGTCAAGTGCTTTTGCCATGTAGCGAACACGGGCGAGCAGGTTATCAGCCGACGTTGACCCCCAATGGTCAAATAGGTAGTAACGTCCTGTTCCCAGTGTGGTCTCCCAAAACGGTCGAAGTTCGTCCACAGGCGTGTCCTCTTCCAAGTGAAGGGGCCTGTTTGCCGCCACCGACATGATACCAAGCGTTGTTCGGGCCAGATCCTCCTCAAGCGCCAAGACTCCAATATTGCCCTCGCATCGGCGTAGTAGATCATACTCGATTTCTCTGATAAATTGGGACTTTCCCATACCACTGCCGCTAGTGATCGTGACGAGTTCATACGGCCTGTGTCCTCTTGTGATGTGATTTAGGCCTTCCCATGGATAAGGTATTGACTTTACGTTTCTCTTTTCTACCAGCTTGTCCCATGTGTCAGTACCGGCGACGATACCGTCGGGCCTGTAGACTTTCGCATTCCACCAATGTTGCGTAAAGTCCTTGACCCTGTTTGCCATGAGCATGTCACTGGCGTCCTTCAGCGGTAGCTTGCAGATCTTCAGCTTGTCAGGACTAAAGAGGTCCTTCACTTGTTCAACTGCTTCTTCTCCTGCCTTGTCATTGTCAAAGCAGAGTACTACCGTGTCGTACCCTTCGAGCCACTCCAGCTGGGCCTTGATCTCCTTGGCGGCGTTACTTGCGCCCGACCGTAGAGACACCACGTCCCAAGACTTCCCCGACATCTCATAGATTGCCAAGGCGTCCAATTCGCCCTCAGTAATCGTGATGTAGGTGTCCCTGTTGCACTGTTGTTGCCCGAAGAATCCGACGTTGCCTACGTCCCCCATTGACATGAAGCCTTTGGTCTTGACCTCGCGTACCTTTGCCGCGCACAGGTCACCCGTGGACATGTCGTAGTAGGGGTAGTAGTGCTTCTCTATTTCACCTGTGGAAGTGTACTCCACGGTGACCCCGTAGCGCCCACAGGTGTCCTGAGATATGCGCCGTTGAGGTATGCTTGAGACCACTCCCTTGAAATTCAGGGGCTTGGCCTTAGGTAATTCTGAGGTCATGCCTTGGTCTCCACCATGGACGTGATAGTCACAACCGGCACCAAAGCAGTGTTGGCCCCCGTCGTCGTAGATAGCGAGAGCGTCCGAAGAACCACACTCCGGACAACTCTCGTGTCTTAGGAACTTAGAAGTCTGCGGCATCGCCTACGGCAATCTCTGCTTCCTCTAGTACTTTGACCGCCTCAAGGTAGGTCGATACGCCATGCACTGGGTGAGGCTGTCCCAGCTTGTACTTCAGGCGGACTGTGGAGTTGTATGGAACTTCTCCGGCGTAGGGTGTACCCTCTGCGTCAAAGACTTTGATCTCGTACTTTGACTTGAACTTGCGTTGCTTGTTGCCTTGGTAGTCCTTGATCTTGACACCGTTGGCTGCAAGCTCCGCAGCGTCGTCTTCTGACAATGTGATTGTCATGGAGTAGGCTCCAGTTGACTGACCGTTGTACACGTCGTGTTCGGTCACGTTGCTGAAGTTAACTACGCCTTCGATTGTTGTTGCTGTCATGGAATAATCTCCGTTGGTTGCTTTGGTTTAGCTCTGAGAATTGCTCAGAACATACTAATAGTATACACTATATGAAACTACCTGTCAAAAAGAATCTATGACTTGGATGAAAAAGTACATCAAAAACATCATAAACCCTATACCCCCAGCAGGACAGATCACGTTAGCTTTCCACGGGTTGTCCCGTAGCCACTGCTCTAGTTCCTGCTCTGTCATTTTAGTCCTCCTCTAGTTCAATGCTTTGGAACTCTTCGTCTATGTAGTTGTACTTTGAATCATGTACTTCTGTCTTCAGTAGTGCCAACGCTTCGTCCTCTGTTTCTGCAGAGATACGGTAGACGTGCTCTATTGTTTCAATAGTTTTAATACAGTACGTATTCACTAGTCATCCTCCGCTTGCGGTAGTTCATCGCTGGCTATAAATAGGATTTTATCAAGCACCGCCCTAGGCATAACCACGTTGCCCTTGTCGTCAAAGGACACCTCAAGTTGGTCCTGTTCGTACACAAAGGGTATACCACCCCAAGGGTCACGCTTCATGATGTCATTGGTCACTGTGCGGGCTTGTGTGTAGCCGAAGCAGTAGATCTGATAGTCACCACCGTCGACTAAATAGATACTCTTTTCATCAATTGCCATAACTTTAGTTTACTCCTGTAGTAACTTCTACTGCTTCTACTTTAGTATATATACCTAAGTATACCTTAGTAGAGGGTATCATACTTTTCGTCTTCTGTAAATATCTCATATTGGTAATATTCCATAGTTTCTGTATCTACTCCCGCAGAAGCAGTAGCAGAAAGACAAATACCGCAGAGATCAAGAAAATCACCATGTGTGTCCTTCCGTGTCAGTTCTGATTCCTCTAGGATTCGATCACAAGCTCTACAGCGCATCTCTCCATTCCTCCCCATGTAGTTCAATCATTAAACGCTCAAGGTTCCTATAGGACAGGCCTTTGTACTTTCTCCGGCTGTCCAGACGGTACATCTCAGTGTCAAACTCCACCAGATGCTCCACCATAGCGTGCGTCTCTGGGTCCTCTGGTGGCCCTGAGTTGTCCTCAGAGTCACCGGAGTAGTACCCCTGCTCGTATTCTTCAAACGTCATGCTGTGACCCCCTGTAGCGCCTGTATGACCTCGTCTATCACCTTCTGCTCCTCCTTCTTCCACTCCTCCAGATCGTCAGGGTATACCGGTGTGTCGTCGTCGTAGTACTCTTGGTACTCGTCTGCCCAAAACTCCCATGTTTCTTTAGTCATTACAAAATACTCCTTTTCTGTTAACTCTACGTAACCATTGCAGAAGTCTATGGTTGTTGTCAATAGTTAAAACCGTTTTAGCTTCTGTTCTGCCTACGTGTAAAACTTCCCACTTTTCACTACAGTGATTGTACCAAATTGTAAAGTTTAAGAAGTGCATTAGTCCAATTCTCCTTTAATGTATAGCCAAAGCGTGAGTATACCAGATGCCGACAGTAGTATCAACACGTCCCAAAATGGTTGCCAGTTCTCAAACATCTCTAGTCTTCCTCTCGTAGTGTGAGATAGTCCGCAGGTTCTACGTCCAGCGTATGGACCCGTAGTAGCTCCTCCCAGTCTCCGAAGTTGTCGAATATCTCCTCCGCCTGTTCTCTGGACTCTGCTTCTACTTTGACCTCGTATACCTTGGTCATGATAACTTGGTACGTCTGTTTCACTGTGTCACCTCCTCTGTCCCGTCATAAAACCACGTCGTGCCCCTATGGGTGAACGACTGGCCTAGTGCTTCCTGTATCGCTCTGTCCGTCTCCTGTACGCCGTAGCGTCTGCCCATGTAGGAACGCCAGCTGTCCGTGGTTGTACAGTCCTCCACTAGTTTACCCTCCCTATCTTTCCAGTTGAAGGGCACCATGTGTCTGCCCCAGCCGTTCGCTGGAGACCGTAGGGCCTCAACGTAGCGTCTGGCGTCCTCCTCTAGTGTTATCGTGGCCATTCGTTTACCCCCTTCTCGTATCCTACGGTGTGACCCACTATCCAGCCAAAGCCAAAGCAGGTCCCCATTAGTGCCATTGTAAGCATTAGTTCCATGGTGAGTATCTCCCGTGTCGTAGCTTAGACCACCAGCGAAGTACTCCCCAGAATCTCCGGTGGTTCTTGTCAGTGTCTAGGAATCCCAGCTTGTCTCTCAACCCGCACAGGAGCCGTGAGTAGTTGTTGATGGTGTACTCTGGGTACTTGAACCCCTTTCGTCCGTCGTAGATGTCCCACACGTGGTCCTCGTGGTTGTACCAAATTGTATAACGTCCAAAGTTCATGATATCACCTCATTGTTTTGTATGTCGTATGCCAGAGGACCAGCCGATTGATAGACCAAGTCTACCAACTCTGGGCAATCCTCCTCCAACTGCTCCAGCGCATCAAATGCGTCTAGGTCTCTATGGTATACCGTACGCTCTACCAGTGCTAGGTACTCTTCGATAACGTTGTTCATCACCAGTTACCCTCCTGTATTCTGAAGTCGATCTCCTTCCACTTCTTCTCCTCTTTCTCTTTGTACTTAAGCGCCTGAGATACTGCCTCAATAATGCCCAGCTTCTCAACGTCGTAAGCCACAAACAGACCATATTCCTCGTCATCAATGTGCTTACCTCTGACCTCTACCCAATGTCTCATGCCGTAGCCCTCGCGTTGATGCTGTCCTGTGTCAGTGTGTCGCAGTAGTCCGCACCTCTGGACTTCAGCCACTGGTTGATATGCTTGGACGTGGTGACGCTCCAGAAGTCCTCTGTCTTGAAGTAGTTACCCTGTGCGTCCTGTAGTGCTACCGGTGTCTCGTAACTGAAGAACACCGTAGTACCGTCTGTGAATTCTACCTCTGTCTTGTTGCTACCTAGTTGTCGTAGTTGCATGGTCTTAAGCCCTCCTGTGGCTCGTGTGTTGACTCACTGCAGAGGACTCTAGCGAATCCTCTACGATTAGTCAACCCCTGTCTAAACTGTTTTTTCCCGCCTCGTAGCCTATCAATGCACCCATGCCCACCGATGTGGCTACGATAAAGAAGAATACTAATAATGGTCCCATGTCTGCCTCCTATGCCGCCTTGCGTTGTGCGTCTAGTCTACTCTGGGCTTTTCGAACGTCTATACCCAGTCCCTTTAGTGTCTGCTCTGCTTTCCACATTCTGTCCCATGCAGACTCCCTGTCCTCGCTGTATAACTCCGCGAGCCGTGTAGAGCCTACTTCTTTCGACTCGTCCTGTTTCCGACATGAGTAGTCAAAGTCCCAGTTAGCATCCAGTAGTTCAGCGACAAGATCTGCTACTTCTGTTGTGTTCAATGTGTTCATAAGAATCATTCTCATTTAGGGGGTGGCTTCTGTCCCCCGTCGCCATGTGTGTAGTAAGCCACAGGTTGACCCAGATGTGAAGCGTAAATATTCACACATTTGGACTATTGACCGCCAGTATCGTTCCGTGCTAGTCGCGTGTGCGCGTGTAATAAATAGCTCGCGTAGCAACAATCGTGCCAACCTATGGGGTCCAACACAGGCTCACACACTTGTCAACCCATGCAACAATCATGCCAATGTTGCGCCCCAAGTTATCCACAGGTTATCCCGCCTTGTGTGCAACTTGTGGATAACTTTAGGGTCCGGGGGAGGGGGTCGCCATGTGTTAACATTTGTTGTAGCCACCTAGACACAAAATAGGTCAAAATTAGGAAAATTACCCATAAATTAAACCCGTGTAACCCGTTGATTTTACTCATGTTTGTACTTCTACTGCTTTTACCTCTAAAATAGCTTGACTTTTATGTAAACTTGTGTTATACTATTGGCATAAACAGGGATAATTTTAGTTATGACCACTGAAGTTAAAAAAAGAGGTCGTGGCAGACCCCGGAAGTCCGAAGTAGCCGCCGTAAAGCCCGGAAACAAGGGTCAAGTAGGCCGACCCAAGGGTGACGCAGCGATAATTAATGAGTACAAGGCTAGAATGTTGGCTAGTCCTAAGTCTCGTAAGGTCCTAGAGACAATTTTTGATGCTGCTTTAGACAATGACCACAAGAATCAAGCTGCTGCTTGGAAACTTGTGATGGACCGTATATTACCAGTGGGTGCTTTTGAGAAAGACGTGGTAAAAGACGCTGGTCGCAACGCTATACAAATTAATATTACAGGTGTCGGTACTGCCGAAGTAACTACTCCAGACGATATCATAGAAGGAGAAGTAGTAAATGGGTCTTAAGCACTTCAAAAGAGAAGAGTTTGACTGTCAGGTCACTGGCACCAACAATATGGAACAAGAGTTCCTAGAGAAGTTAGACCAATTGCGGGGCGCATGTGGCTTCCCCTTTGAGGTAACGTCGGGTTACCGCCATCCAACCAAGCACCCTATTGAAATGAAAAAAGCGGTGCCGGGAACACATGCCCAAGGGATTGCGGCTGACATAAAAATAACGAATGCCGCCCACCGCTACGCTATTGTGGCTAATGCTTTGAACCTTGGATTCACAGGTATAGGCATTGATGATGATTTTGTACACGTGGACACTAGGGGTACAACTCCAGTGATTTGGTTGTACTAATGTTGTACACTAAAAACAAAAACCTAACGGACACTTCTACGCAGACAATTGTAGAAATACCTGCTGGTTACGTAGCACATTGGAACATGGCGTTTGTAGCTAACCTACATAACTCTACCAACAGCATTACGTTGTTTGTAGACAAGCCAAGCCCAACAGCTGATGTGTATATCTACAACGGCACCAACATATCGTCAAAAGAAAACCTTCTGATTGACGGCAGTGCAGTTTTTGTTTTACAGCCGGGAGACATTATTAAAGCATCTAGTGGTAGTGCAGGGAACGTAGAAGTAGTAGTTACGTTTGATTTGTTAGAAGCACCAGCAGTGTTTAATAATTTCAATGGATCTTAATATAGAACTACTGCCTTGGCAACAAGATGTTTGGGCAGACGACACTAGATTTAAAATAGTAGCTGCTGGGCGACGTACAGGTAAGTCTAGGTTAGCAGCATGGATGTTAATCGTTAACGCACTACAGGCGGACAGAGGCCATGTATTTTACGTCGCACCTACTCAGGGACAAGCCAGAGACATCATGTGGTCCACCCTCTTGGAACTGGGGCATCCTGTTATCAGCGGTAGTCACATTAATAATTTGCAAATTAAGCTTATCAACGGTGCTACAATTAGTCTGAAGGGTGCAGACAGACCAGAGACAATGCGAGGCGTTAGCCTCAAGTTTCTAGTGTTGGACGAATACGCAGACATGAAACCTGACGTATTTGAGCAAATCCTTAGACCCGCTCTTGCGGATCAGAAAGGATGTGCAATGTTCATAGGGACACCTATGGGTCGCAACCACTTTTATGAGTTGTATAAGTATGCGGAGCTAGACGATGATGAAACGTACAAAGCATGGCACTTTACTTCTTACGATAATCCTCTTCTTGATCCGTCTGAAATCGATATTGCAAAAAGGTCTATGTCTTCTTATGCGTTTCGCCAAGAGTTTATGGCGTCGTTTGAAGCTCGTGGGTCAGAAATGTTTAAGGAAGACTGGGTACAATTTAGTAAAGATAGGCCCGAAATAGGAGATTATTACATTGCGGTTGACTTGGCGGGGTTTGAAGAAGTCAACAAGAAAAAGACTAAGAATTCCAAACTTGACGACACAGCGATTGCCGTGGTTAAGGTTAATGAGCATGGTTGGTTTGTTGATAATATTATCTACGGACGCTGGAGCCTTGACGAAACGGCAGCCAAAATATTTCAGGCTGTCAGAGACTACCGTCCCGTATCGGTTGGAATCGAAAGAGGTATTGCTAAACAAGCTGTAATGTCACCTCTGATGGATCTACAGAAGCGGTACGGAACATTCTTTAGAGTAGAAGAGTTGACACACGGCAACAAAAAGAAAACAGACAGGGTAATGTGGGCGCTACAAGGGCGTTTTGAAAATGGGTACATAACACTTAACAAGGGAGAGTGGAACTCTAGATTCCTAGACCAACTCTTCCAGTTTCCTGACCCTTTGACCCATGACGACTTGGTGGACGCTTTGGCGTACATTGACCAACTAGCAAATGTAGCGTATGACTACGACTACGAAATAGAAGACCATGAAATTTTAGACGTGGTAGCAGGATACTAATATGACTGAACTATATGAACAAGACCCGCTTATGGTTGAAGAAACGATTGAAGATTGGGTTATTACCAAGTGTGAAGATTGGAGAGACTACTACGAAAGTAATTATGAGGCAAGATTTGAAGAGTATTATAGACTATGGCGCGGTATATGGGATCCTGCTGACAGTGAGCGTAGGTCTGAGCGTTCCCGTATTATTTCTCCTGCACTACAACAAGCAGTTGAGTCTAATGTAGCGGAACTAGAGGAAGCTACGTTTGGACGTGGTAAGTGGTTTGACGTAAGTGACAACTTTGGTGACAGTCAAAAAGAAGACGTGTTGTTCTTGCGTAACAAACTTACGGAAGACTTTGAAAACTGCATGATTCGTAAATCAGTTGCAGAGTGTCTTATTAATGCTGCTGTGTTTGGTACAGGCATTGGTGAAATTGTTATTGAAGAAGTTAAAGAAATGGCTCCTGCTACTCAGCCTATTATGGACGGGGATTTGCAAGCAGTAGGAGTAAACGTCACAGACCGTGTCAAGGTTAAGCTTAAGCCTGTACTGCCTCAGAACTTTCTAATTGACCCTGTAGCTACATCTGTAGAAGACGCTATGGGCGTAGCAGTAGACGAGTTTGTCAGTATACACCAAGTAGAACTACTACAAGAACAAGGTGTGTACCGTGATGTTTATGTTGGTCCTGCTGCTCCTGACACGGATCTTGAGCCTGACCAAGACATTACTATTTACAACGACGACAAAGTACGTCTTACTAAGTACTACGGTCTTGTTCCCAGAGAGCTTCTAGACGCCGCTATGAGCGAAGAAGACGAAGAAGCAGTACCAGAGGAAGGCTTTGGCTCACGTTACGTAGAGGCCGTTGTAGTGGTTGCTAACGGCGGTATACTTTTAAAGGCCGAAGCCAATCCTTACATGATGGAAGATCGGCCTATTGTTGCATTTCCTTGGGACGTAGTACCCGGACGTTTCTGGGGTCGTGGAGTCTGCGAGAAGGGTTACAACTCTCAGAAAGCTTTGGACACAGAGCTACGAGCTAGAATTGACGCTCTAAGCCTCACTATACACCCAATGATGGCTATTGACGCTACTCGTCTACCACGTGGTGCAAAACCTGAGGTACGTCCCGGTAAGATGATTTTAACAAACGGAGACCCTCGTGAAGTACTTCAGCCGTTCAACTTTGGTCAAGTTAGTCAAATCACTTTTGCTCAGGCAGGAGCCTTGCAGCAAATGGTACAGCAAGCAACAGGAGCAGTGGACTCAGCAGGAATTGCAGGTCAGGTTAATGGCGAGAGTACTGCCGCTGGTATTAGTATGTCTCTTGGCGCTATTATTAAACGTCACAAGCGTACACTGATTAACTTCCAGCAGTCCTTCTTAATTCCGTTTGTTAAGAAAGCAGCCTATCGGTACATGCAGTTTGACCCTGAGTCGTACCCTGTGGCTGACTACAAGTTCAACGCAAGCAGTACACTAGGCATTATTGCTAGGGAGTACGAAGTTACTCAGCTTGTACAGTTGCTACAAACAATGGGCAAAGACTCACCGTTGTATAACACACTTATTCAATCTGTTGTAGACAACATGAACTTGTCTAACCGTGAAGAACTTCTTGCAGCCCTTGCTCAAGCTTCACAGCCTAATCCTCAAGCACAGCAAATGCAACAACAAGTACAACAGCTGCAAATGCAGTTCCAGCAGTCACAAACTGCAGCACTGTCTGCTCAGGCTCAGGAATCACAAGCACGTGCTGCTAAACTCGCTGCAGAGGCTCAAGCAGTACCTCAAGAGCTTGAGATTGACAAGATCAATGCTATTACCCGAAACCTTAAAGAAGGTGACCAAGAAGATAAAGAGTTTGAGCGCCGTATGAAAGTAGCTGAAGCTCTCCTTAAAGAAAAACAGATAGAAGGTAAAAACAATGTTAACGGACCACGAACTACGCCTGCTCCTGCAGAGAGTCAACCAAGAGTTCCAAGGAACGTTCCGACTCCTAGCAGACCTACAAACCAAGCTGGATCAGCTGGAAACCAAGGTGGAGGAACTATCTAATGTCCAACAGAAAAGCGGACCCAAGACTAGCGCGGGCAGGGGTAAGCGGGTACAACAAACCAAAGCGGACGCCTAGTCACCCGACTAAGAAGTTTGTAGTAGTAGCAAAACAAGGCGACAAGATTAAGACTATTCGTTTTGGCGATGCCAAGATGACTATTAAGAAAGACCAGCCTGCACGACGGAAGTCGTTTAGAGCACGTCATAAGTGTGACACAAACCCACCCAGTAAACTCACGGCGAGGTATTGGTCTTGTAAGAAGTGGTAAACACAGCCGTGAGGCTACAGCACGTCGTGATGACGTTAGGAGAACACAATGCGAACACTACTAGTAGCAATAATGCTGCTGTCGTTACAGGCATCAGCAGACACTAAGATTCTCATAGAAAAAGCAGATCAGCAGTACGTAGTTATACCAAGCTGCAACGTATCTGAAGACGCAACTCAAGTAGCAATACAACGACTTCGAGTAGGCGCACCAGTATACATAAGACACAAAGGACGTCAAGTCCGGTGTACAATAGAAAACTACTATCAAGTAAGGAGTTAAACATGCCCGGTCCAGCAGTTGCAGCAATTCCAACAGTAGCTTCTTTTATTGCACGTAACGGTGTAACTAAAGCAGTTAAAAAGTACGGTAAAAAAGCCGTAGACGAAGCTCGTAAACACATGAAAGACGTAACAACTAAAAAAACACCCGGCCAGAAAAAAATTGAGCCTGTTACTAAGTCACAACGAGCCACAAGAAGTACAGCAAGACGTACAGCCGCAGGAACAGCAGGTTTAACTGCTGCTGGATACGAAACTGCTAATGTTGATCTTAATAAGGGTAAAGGTTTACCTATTGCTGATATGAGCCGTAGTGTAGATGTTCGTGGAACAAGTGAAGGTCTTCGTTATTTTCAAGACGGTAAAGAAGTTAGGATGCCTAAAAAATGAAAGTAAATGCACCCAAAGGTTACCACTGGATGAAAAGCGGTAGTTCTTACAAACTGATGAAAGATCCTACAGGAGGCTATAAACCACACAAAGGTGCCTCTAAGTTAGCTAACTTTGAAGTTCAAAAGGTTCACAAAAAGTAAGGAGGCTACTATGCCCTACCACGCTGGAAAAAAGAAGAAGAAAGTAAAAAAGCCTAAGGGTTACTAAAATGGCTAAGGCAAAACCTAAGAAAAAATCAAGTCCTACGCCTAAAAACAAGGCGTTGTACGCTAGAGTCAAAGCAGAGGCTAAACGCAAGTTTGACGTATGGCCTTCTGCCTATGCTTCAGCATGGTTAACTCGTGAATACAAAAAACGTGGTGGTACATATGGCTAAGGGTGGACTTAAAAAGTGGTTTGCAGAAGAGTGGGTAGACGTTAAAACTGGTAAACCTTGCGGTCGTAAGTCTGCAAAGAAAAGCAAACGTCCCTATCCTTCTTGTAGACCTAAAGCTGTAGCAGCTAAGATGACAGCAGCTGAAAAAAAATCTTCAGCTAAGCGTAAAACAGGACCAGCTAAAATTAAACACGCCGTCACAGCTTCTGGACGTAGAAGAAAAACTTCTAAAAAGTCTTGACATTTAAGAAAATGTATGGTATAATATAACTATACAGTAAACTTTAGAGGAAACTATGACACCCGAGCTTGAAACTTACTTTGATAACTACGCTGTTTTATTTAATAGCGAAGGTTTCAAACAACTCGTAAATGAACTTTCCAACAATGCAACACAGTTAGCAGACATTCAAACAGTAAAAGATCAGGAAGATTTATTTTTCCGTAAAGGTCAAGTAGCTGCTTTTGCTACTGTTATAAATCTACAAGCTACTATTGAAGCTGCTAGAGAACAAGCAGAAGCTGAAGAAGAAGATCCTGTAGATGTTTAAAATTTATGACTTCCGTTGTGCTAACGGACATGTCTTTGAAGAAATGGTAGAGTCCGGTGTTACAACCAGTAGGTGCGGTTGTGGCGCTAATGCTACTAAAATGGTATCTGCCCCGTCTTTTCACCTCGATGGTTCTACTGGGGATTTTCCCGGTCAGCACATGAAGTGGGTACGAGAACACGAAAAAGCAGGTAGAAAATAAAGTCTCCACAATGATTATAATCACGGAGTTTAATTATGTCACGAGCGCAAATGCTTGATCCACAACCTGAAGAGGAAAATGTGGACACCCTTGAAAACGAAGCTGAAGAGATTCAACAAGAAGAAGTTGAGCAACCTCAAGTAGAAGAGCCTAGCTTACCAGATAAATACCAAGGTAAGTCTTTAGAAGAAGTTGTACAAATGCACCAAGAAGCTGAAAAGCTTTTAGGTCGCCAATCTTCTGAAGTAGGAGAGCTTCGTAAAGTTGTTGATGACTATATTTCTAGTCAAGTACAACAAGCAGCACCTCAACAAACTGTTGAGCCGGAAGACGATATAGATTATTTTACAGATCCTCAAGGAGCCGTTAATCGTGCTATTGAGAATCATCCTAAGATTAGAGAAGCAGAAGAATATTCTTCACAGTATAAAAAACAAGCTTCTATGGCTATGCTTCAAAGTAAGCATCCTGATATGCAAGAGATCTTAAACGATTCTAAATTTGCAGAATGGATTAAAGCTTCTAAAATTAGAACTCAGTTATTTGTAGCAGCTGATCAACAGTACGACGCTGACGCAGCAGACGAACTCTTCTCACTCTGGAAAGAACGGAAGACAGTAGCACAGCAGACTGCCGATGTTGAAAAACAGGCACGTAAGCAGTCACTTAAGGCAGCTAATACAGGTAATGCACGAGGCAGTGCAGAAGGATCACGTAAAAAGGTATATCGTAGGGCCGACATTATTAAACTAATGAAGAATGACCCTGACCGTTACCAAGCTTTGTCAGACGAAATTATGGCAGCTTATGCGGAGGGTCGAGTCAAATAATCTAGGAGATTGACATGGCTACTGCAACTTATCCCGGTGCAGCGGGTAATACTGCAAAGACAGAGGCGGCAACGTTTATTCCAGAAATCTGGAGTGACGAGATTATTGCTGCCTACCAAAAGAACCTGAAGATGGCTCCACTTGTCAAGCGTATCGCTATGAACGGCAAGAAGGGCGACAAGCTTCACATTCCAAAGCCTACTCGTGGCGATGCAAATGCTAAGGCTGCTGACACTGCAGTTACTATCATTGCAAACACTGAGAGCGAACTGACTGTTGACATCGACCGTCACTTCGAATACTCACGTTTGATCGAAGACATCGTTGAAGTACAGGCGCTTTCTAGCCTCCGTCAGTTCTACACTGAAGACGCTGGTTATGCTCTTGCTACTAAGATCGACACTGACCTCCACTCTTGCGGTACTGGTTTTGGTGACGGTGGTTCAGTTGTGTTCTCTGGCTCAGTAGCTCCTACTGACTACCAGCACAGCGGTTGTTTCTTCAACGACGGCGGTACTACTACTCAGTACACTGACGACACTGTTGTAGCAGCTGACGTGTTCACTGATGCTTTCTTCCGTGACATGATTCAGAAGCTTGATGACAACAATGTACCTATGGAAAGCCGTGTACTTGTTATCCCACCTTCGGTTCGTAACACCATCATGGGCATCGACCGATACGTGTCTTCTGACTTTGTAACTGGTCAAGCAGTAAGCTCTGGTCTTATCGGTAACCTGTACGGTGTAGACATTTATGTCTCAAACAACTGTGCAACTATCGAAGCTGCAGCAGACAACACTGCGTCTTCTGTTGATACTCGTGCTGCCCTCTTGTTCCACCGTGACGCGATTGTCATGGCAGAGCAACAGGCTGTACGTTCACAGACCCAGTACAAGCAGGAATACCTATCAACTCTGTACACAGCTGATTGCCTGTACGGTGTTGAAGTATACCGTCCTGAAGCTGGTTTCGTTCTCGCAGTCGCAGAGTAACGATCTTAGGGGTCAGCAATGGCCCCTTTTCCTTTTCTTTTGTAGGAGCTTTGAATGGCTTTATTTCGTGGCACAGGTGGATCTGGTGATGCTAGTACAGACACTTATGCGTCTGAAGTAGCTCTAGAAGCAACCAGAGCCTCTACAAAAGCAAACGAAGCTGCAGCGTCTGCTACGTCTGCGGCTAATGCACAAGCTGCTGCTGAGGCTGCACAGGCTTCAGCAGAGACTGCACAAGCTAACGCTGAGACAGCAGAAGTAAACGCAGAAACTGCAGAAACCAATGCTGAAACTGCAGAGAATGCCGCAGTAGATGCGCAGACAGCCGCAACAGCAGCTAAAACTTCTGCAGAAACAGCTCAGTCAGCAGCAGAAGTAGCTAAGACAGCAGCTGAAACTGCAGAGACTAATGCAGAAACAGCAGAGACGAATGCTGCTACGTCCGCTACTACTGCTACTACTAAAGCATCTGAAGCATCCACATCAGCAACCAATGCTGCCTCTAGCGCCTCCTCAGCGTCCACCTCAGCCACAAACGCTGCTACTAGTGCTACTGCAGCACAAACTGCACAAACGGCTGCAGAGGCTGCTCAGACGGCTGCTGAAGCTGCTCAAGAAGCTATCGACGGTTTCTTTCTTGGCGCACAAGCGTCCAACCCTACAGTAGACCTTAACGGCAATGCAGTTACTGCAGGGGACTGGTACTTTAATACAACTGACACAACAACGCGTATTTACGACGGCAGTAGTTGGAACACAGTAAACCCTGACCTTATTGGCGACACTAGTCCACAGTTAGGCGGAAACCTAGATACTAATGGAAATAACATCCAGTTTGGAGACAATGAAAAAGCATTGTTTGGTAATGGATCTGATCTTGAAATTTATCATGACGGTTCAAACAGCATTATCAAAGAGTCTGGTGCAGGAAACCTAGTTCTTAGAGGAAGCAACTCAAGTTTTCAGGATGCTTCTGGAAACAACATGATTTCTGCTATATCTGGGGGCGCAGTAACTTTATATAACAATACGGCAAATCGTTTGGCTACAAGCTCAACAGGCGTAACTGTTAGTGGCAGTATTGCTGTTTCAGGAACAGTAGACGGCAGAGACATAGCTACAGACGGCACTAAACTAGATACAGTAGAAACCAATGCAGACGTAACTGACACAACCAATGTAACAGCCGCTGGTGCTTTGATGGACAGTGAGGTTACTAACCTTGCACAAGTTAAAGCATTTAACTCTGCTGACTACGCTACTGCGGCACAAGGAGCGTTAGCAGATAGTGCTTTACAGAGTGGGGACAATATATCTGTCCTGACTAACAATTCAGGCTATCTAACAGCTAACCAAACGATTACCCTGACGGGAGCTATTACAGGTTCAGGGACAACTTCTATTGCAACTACACTGTCAACGATTGACGGGGGAACTTATTAATGACCACGATTAAACTTAAGAATGGTTCTGGCGCACCAACATCTGGGGATCTTGCTCAAGGTGAACCCGCATTAGACTTGACTAACAAGCGCCTGTACACAGAAGACTCAGGCGGTACTGTTATTGAAGTAGGTACTAATCCCGGTGTGGACGTAACTTTTGCTGACAACCGTAAGGCTATCTTCGGTGCTGGCTCTGACCTACAGATTTACCACACAGGTTCGCAAAACTATATTGAGGATGCTGGTACAGGTAATTTAAATTTCAAGTCGAACGGCAACAACTTTAACTTCCTTGATGGAAGCGACAATGTTGTTATGCAAATTGATATAGACTCAGAAACAACTCTATACCACAACACAAGCGCCAAACTAGCCACTACTGCTACAGGCATCGACGTAACGGGTACTGTGACTGCTGATGGTGGAACAATTGTCTCTACAGGCTCAGATGCTTTTTCATCTAAAGCGGTAGGCGGTTATGCAATTCAGGCATACCAAGATGCAACTTCTTCTGGTCATACAGCACTTGATTTACGCTCTGACGCAACTACTGGCACTCGTTATTTAATTCGTGGTTATAACGATGCGGCTGGAACGCCAACAGAAGTTTTTTCTGTAGGTGCTGACGGTGGAGCATATTTAAACGGCAACGTCGGTATTGGTACTAGCAGTCCGTCATCTGTGTTACATCTAAGCACTTCTAATGACCCAAAAATAACTTTAACAGACACAGGCTTCGGCGCTTCTGCCGACATTACAGGCTCAAACGGAAACCTAAGGCTTAACAGTCA